TTATTTTTTCACCGCTGAAACTAACAAAAACATCGGACGGCGCATTTCCTCCTGCCAAGCCGGATCACTATCCAGCAGCTCCTTCGTCGGCTGCAGCTCCGAAAGCCGCTTAAGCTCAAACCCAGATTCTATCAAAACGTTCATATAGGTTGAAACCGTCGATGGTATTTGATGACATTATGCTCCAGAAATCTGGACTGACGCAGGCCCTCCCTATGATAATCATCCAGCGGCCAATGCAGCTTTTCTCCCTCATCGCCATAATGCCAGTCCTGTCTCGCAAGCGCGGTAAACACCGGATGCTCTACCGAAAATACAAATGCGCCGCTTGGCGTCAGGCAATGATGGATTTTATAAAAGAGGCCGCCCAGTTGCTCTACATAGTGCAGCGCAAGCGAGCTAATTACGATATCGAACTCCTCCGCTGGAAAATCGATGTCCTCAATCGCAAGCTGGCGATATTCAATCTGCTCATCGTCCGTCATTTCCTTTGCCCTTTACGGCATCTTTCTTTACTTTACACCCCGATTTAAAAATTATCATCCTTTAAAAAAGGAAAAAAAGCCTTGCAGGCCGCAAGGCTTTCTTCGTGCTTTGTAACGTTTAAGCGGGTGATGGGAATCGAACCCACGCTATTAGCTTGGAAGGCTAAAGGAACTCTCATTCAGAGAGGCTCCTTTAGCTTCAAAATGCCGCCGTTACTGCATTTTATAAAAATTATAGTGTCTACCGATTTCACCGAATATCATTTGAATGAATTTTTTTTCCCCTTTTTTTCCCCTTTCCCCCTCATTCCCCCCGGCTGTATTTTAGGGGGAATACACTACTTGGACCACCTTGCCTAGAAATACGCAGCCGTTACACCCTTCAATATTATTATCCTCATATACAGGTTGCTCACCCTCGTAACTTTGTAATTTCCTAATTGCTATTTCGTCATTTAGACGCATGGCTACAATATCTCCCTGCTCAAAAATATTCGTATCTGATACCAGTACCATATCGCCTGGCTCAATATTTATTTCACTCACAAAATTTTTCCCTACATTAATATACATCTTCTGATAATCTCCTTTGCTGATTTTAATAAAAAAGCCGACACAAAGTACGCTGTTTATCAGCATCTTCGTGTCGGCCTCCGATCCGGCATTTCTCCATACGGCTTCCAACCCTTATTCTGTTATGATGGGATTTTAACCTGATCATTCATTACTAGCTTTCTCAGGTCCTTATTCAGCACGATAGATGTCGTTTGTATTCGGAAGTTGTCCCCTGTCACATACGTCTTCATATCGTCTATTTTTAGTCCCTCATGCAGCCCGCCAAATAGCGGCGTGAAGTCTCCCCGCATTACTTCAAGTATCTCTTTTAAAAAGTCATCAAAAGTCCCGTGTTTCACCTCTCGACCGAGCAGGTAGAGCTCAAAGTTGGTGAACTGTGCGACGTAGACTAGTGAGACCCTGTTACCACGGACCTTTAATAAGGTCGCGACTGGTCCTCTACCTGACCATGCTCGTTTCATAGCTGCAAAATGTTTGATCATTACTGACTCAAATTCTGCAATCCTCATGATGCCATTCCTTTTATATTATCTATCTCTATGTGTTTTTTTGTTTCCCTCGGTTTTACATTTTTAATATAGCATAGGGAGTATATACCTTATTGTCGTATGGTGTCGAACGGCTTCCATATTTCGAGACTAGTCAAGGAATTTCTTGACTTTTATATAGTCCGAATGTATAATTTTGGATCAAAAAAAAAAGACCGACCCCCGAATTTCCGAGAATCAGTCCTTTTTGATTAAGTGCTCCACTAAATATAGCTTACGATTTATTACATTTGCAGTTACTCCGCCTTCAAAAAATGCTGTACTGCCCCATCTATCGACCTTCACATATTCAATATGGTCGATGTTGACAAGGATGTTGCTATCCAGCGACTTAAAGCCAAGCGGCATGAAAATTTGTTTACAGGCGTCCAATGTTAAAACTACCGTAAAAACCCCTTTTGCTGTGTGAAACCTTGGGACAGAATAGTTTTTCTTGGGCTGAAACATGTCGACTTTAAAAATCTCACTAATCTTTAAAGTGACGAATTGATCGCCCAAACGCTCATCATCGTCCCAAACTCTCTGCCCTAAAAACTCCGATGTCATATCCATTGTCGGACCACTCTACTTGCGCAGTTCTTTCGGCACTGGCTGCGTGCCGATAAAAATTTTAAAATTTGCTTCCTTGTCTGACTCAGCTGACTTTATTGCTTCTTTTTCAAGGACTTTCGAGAGTTTACGCGCTAGTTTTTGTTTCATTCTCTTGCACCCCCATCCTGATGTTTAATAGCAACCAATGCCATTTGCGCCAAGAAAGCGAGCGCAATTACATCCGATTGCAGAAATATATTAGACAATATTAGCAGCAGGGGGGCGCCGCTCCCCCTCTGGTAAATCAGTAATACGAACATACTCAACAAGGTTAATACTATCACGGTTACATCATTAAGGACAATATGAGGAATTATTGAAAGAAGGGCTGTCGAAACAACAAAGCATTTGGTCAAAGAAAGATGAACCCCGCCTGTAAAATGCCTCAGGATGCAAAAAGCGACCATGCCCATCAAAGTCATGAGGAACGCGCCTGTCGCCCATCCCATGCTTAAGGTGACGGCAGCTATGAGTGCCGGATTGATCCAGTATCCAAGCTGGTAGGCCATCACATTGACCGACACGTCGCCCTGTGGATCAGCCCGTTTTATCGACAAGGCTATCTTTTTGGAAATGTATTCAATCATCATCCTCCCGATCCCTCCTACTAGACAGATAATATAGTATGATCAAGGCCAACAACACTAATGGATAAATGAACATGACCACATTGAAATGTATGGTTATGTACAACGCAGCTGTAATAATGACAGCAAGGGAAAATGTCGAGACAATGATTAATCGGTTTGTTCCGCTAAAAAACTTCTCTCTGATGTCAAAATCGTGCGGCGGAATCACGATGAATGCAAAGCCAAGGTTGAAGAGTTTGAAGATGACGCCTATAATCAACGCCGCAGAATCGGTCAATATTTGTATGGTCTCGACTCCTGCCCCGCCTGTGCTGCCCGCGACGGACTCGCTGACTCCGAACAGCGTCGCGACGTAGTAAACAGGCATTTGTAAAGCCACGAATACGCCAAACCCCGCTGCTACCATTACCCATGAATAAAATACTTTCACCTTCAATAAGAACCTATTGAACAAAAGGAAAATCATAATTTGCGCCACCATGTCCAATACAGGCGATAGATCAAGAACAACCCTAAATAAATAAGATGAGCATGAGCTGAAGGCGCATAACAACGCGATTATATATTTGTGTTCCCGCAGACTCTGCCTAAAGATTTTAAACATAAGAATAACGACAGCAAGAGCATCAAACATACTTAACAACAAAAAAACAATTGTATCCAGGTCGCCACCGTCTTTATTTGTATTTTTAAAAACGAAACTATACTTTACATTGTCATCATTGCATGATGACATATAAATTGGCAATACGGAATTTGACGCTATATGAATAATGCGTCCTCTCCATTAGCTGTAATTTATTACCTTTGATATAGGAACACTTGTTTGCATATAATAAAACTCATGGGGGTGTTGGTTATGAGCAAGAAGCTTGCGGATAACGGTCTATGGGAGAGCAGCCGCATCATACTGCCGGAGCATCGCGCCGCTTACTTAAATCTATTGAAAGAACGTCACCGACGGGAACGGGTTGAATTGGATGAGCAGGAAAAGGAGCTTATATCAATAGCCCTGAGATCCTCGTATAAGCATCGCGTGCCGCTGAGCATACAGATGTATGATCCGTTCGAAACACTACGCGTGGAGGGCGTTGTCAATGCCATAGCAGATCTGCGCGGCGCCTTTAGAGTGGAAGATGATTGGTATCAAATTGAGGATATTGAGCGCGTTGAAAAGTATGAAGATTGGTAAAAACGAGGTGCCTCAGGATTTATAGTTGAATAACTTCTTTCCCATATACTTATTGGATTCTTCATTTTGAGCCCAATTTTCTTATTGCTCATGTTCTATTTCTGGTTTAGTCTTGAGATAACAAGCCAAGATTATTTGATAAAAACTGGGGGATATTCAATGAGCAGATTGATTTTCATTTCGCACATTCACGAAGAGCAGGAATTAGCTATTTTATTTAAAGATGCACTAGAAGAGGAATTTAGTGGGTTTGTAGATATTTTCGTTTCTTCAGATGGAACTTCTATACCGGCGGGAGCACACTTCCTGAAAAAGATAGAAAAGAACCTTATAGAATGCAGTGCAGCACTCTTTTTAATTAGTCCATTTTCAGTTAATCGTAATTGGATTAATTTTGAATTAGGATCTGTCTGGATTAGAAACCAACTAAATGAATTAAACCAAGGGCCTGCAATTCCTGCGGTGCCTATTTGTCATTCTGGCATGGACTTCTCCAAGCTCCCCCACCCAATAAATAGTCTAAACGCGATTCAAGCCAATATGCCATCGCAAATTGAATTCGCCTTTAGAAGCATCCAAGCCGCTGTAGGGGGAAGAGGTAAGTTAAAAACAGATTTCTTTGATCTTGCAAGTAAAATTAGTAGATTTGAAGGGCGCTACACTAAAGGTGAAAAAATCAAGAAATTTGTATACACATTCACTAATAATCCTTCAGAAATATATCAACTAATTGATAATAATCCTAGTGCGCTCAGAGTAGTACTTTCCATTGGTGAAGTTGAGAAAGAAAACATTGATAAATTAAAGGGGAATCTTAATGGAATTGAAGAATACATAACAGTAATTTCTCCGCCCTTAGCGTTGAGAGTTGATTCCTATGGTGCCAGGCATTCAGCAAATGTAGATATACAATTTGATTCTGCAATTATGCGAGAATACAGGCATCTTATACTGGGCAAATAAATTCAAGTTCATTGCCCCTCTATCTTAACATCAGGAGAGAAATGTGAAATGAAAATAGTTAGGGATAAAGCATTACTTGCAAATAAGAAATACAGATAGGAGAGTGACTTTATACTTTGGGACAGTCAGAGAATGGGAAAAAAGAAACAGAACCTATTCAATGCTGGATGATGAATCAAAATTAAAAGAGTTGAATGAATTTGAATTTTTCAATGGTATCGAGGATTTGAAATTGAAGCCTGCTTAAAAACAAAAAAAGCCCTGCCGACCTAATGGTTAACGGGAACAAAAAAAGCCGCAGGGATGCTTTCCCATACGGCTCTTTTTTAATTTAGCATAATGACATTTCTGACACAAGCATTTAGTTAGAAATCTCCCTCTTTTTTCCCACATATCGCCAAATTACGACTTTTGTAGTATATTATCTATACTAAAAGTACTAGCAAATCCTCCAACCGATGGAGTATTAACGGAGTGAATTTATTGACTTGGGAAATGAAATCTCATACTAAAGCGAAACATGTTGTTCTAGAAAATTATCTGAAAGCATGGTTTCCGATAATGGCCCATACTTTTGAACGGATTATTTACATTGATGGATTTGCTGGTCCGGGTAGATATCTCAAAGGTGAAGACGGATCACCAATTAAGGCATTAAAAATTGCTCTAGATATCTTTAAACAGCATAAAGTGAAGCTAATGAAAAAGGATTTTATATTTGTTTTTATTGAGGAAGATAAAGAATCCTATGAATCTCTTTTAAATGAAATCAAAAAATTAGCCCTACCTGATGAATTCAAAGTGATTCCTTTGAATGAAAAATTCGATGTTGCAATGGAAAAAATACTTGGTAATATTAAAACTTCGCTCGCACCAACCTTTACCTTCATTGATCCTTTCGGAACTAAAGGTGTCCCGTTTAGCATTTCACAGAAAATATTATCCTACAACAGTTGTGAAGTGTTTTTCAATTTCATGTCATCTGGTGTTATCCGCTCTTCATCAGTAACAGATCATACAGAATTATTTGGAACTGAAGAATGGAAAGAAATAAATGATCTTGAGCCTTCAGAAAAGCATTATGCTTTCTTAGATTTATATTTCAAACAATTGAAGACTTCTGCAAAAGTAAAATTTGTAAGAAGTTTTAACGTTAGAAACAAGAAAAATGCAACTATTTTCGATCTGATCTACGCCACAAATAATAAAGTTGGGTTAGAAAAAATGAAAGCAGCAATGTGGGCAGCTGACCCAATGGGTAATTATACATTTCGTGATACTACAGATAAGAATCAATTAGTACTTTTTGAAGATAGCCCGGATCTTACTCCTTTAAAAGAAACTTTACTCCATAAATTTTCAAAACAATCAGTCCAAATACAGAAAATAGAAGAGTTTGTTCTGTTTGAAACACCGTATCTTAGCACACACATTAAAACAAAAACACTTGTCCCTCTTGAGAAGGAGAAAACAATTACTGTAAATAGACCTAGCGGCAGCAGAAAAGGCTATGTAAAAGGAACTATTATTAACTTCCCATAAGCCGAATGTACGTTCTTATTTTTGTATGCTATACTGTTATTAAAAGCGAGGAGGGATCATAATGGCTACAATGTCGTCCATCGAATGGACAGAAGCTACTTGGAATCCCGTTACTGGTTGTACAAAGGTCTCTGATGGATGCAAAAACTGTTATGCTGCTACAATGGCTAAAAGATTACACGCTATGAGAAATCGTAGATATGAAAATGGATTCAATCTTACTCTACATCACGATTTAACTAAATTACCATTAACCTGGAAAAGACCTCGAAGAATCTTCGTCAACTCAATGTCTGATTTATACCATAAGGACATTCCTATTGAGTTTATACACGAAGTATTTGAAACGATGAACGCTGCACACTGGCATACCTTTCAAATTCTTACAAAAAGATCTGAGCGATTATTAGAAATTTCAAGTCAGTTAAGGTGGCCTTCAAATGTATGGCAAGGAGTGAGTGTTGAAAACAGTCGTGTACTTCATCGAATAGATGACTTACGTCTAGTTCCAGCTCAAGTACGTTTTTTATCCATTGAACCACTACTGGGACCTCTAGATAATCTAAATTTGGATGGAATCCATTGGGTAATTGTTGGTGGAGAAAGTGGGAGTGGTGCCCGTCCTATGAATGAGGAATGGGTTACCAGTATACGCGATCAATGTTTAGAACAAAATGTCGCGTTCTTCTTTAAACAGTGGGGCGGAGTACGAAAACATAGATATGGAAGAGAATTAGAAGGGCGAACTTGGGATGAATTCCCTGACATATCAACAGAAAACCAAAAAAAACTAATAACTTTATAAGAAATCCCCGCTGACCTAATAGTCGCGGGGATTTCTGCTGCTAAATCAATCCTTTACGTTTAAGTAACACAACAAAGCGGTAAAAATCATAGCTACCACCATCCGGTGTATCAATCAAGCCTGCTTTAACGGCCGCATCTACGGATGACTGCGCCCAGCTCGGAACGGACATTTTGTGCTTGCTCTCCAGATCGGCCAGACGCTTCTCCAACCCCTCAATCAATTCCTCTTGTTTACTTGCCTTTTCCCCCAATGCTTCAAACGCTTTTTGTTCTGCTGCTGTCATTCCCTCTTCATCTCCTTGTTCAATTTTCGCTTGCGCTGCAGCGATCTGCACCGCTGTAGGCCGCTGTCCCGCTCTGTATTGTGCTGTTGTCAGCCCAAACGTCATTTCGAAATGAGGATAATCCTTAAATGAGGTCCACTCGCCTCCCCATGCAAAGCCAAGCGCCTTGGCCTCCTGCACAACCTCTGTCCAATCAGCAACGCCATCAAAGTCACCGTCGCGCTTCGTATCCCAATACACTTGTTTCCCATCGGCAGCCAACAACGCAAAATCTATCGCTACGCCGTAATTATGAAAGCTGTACCCGCCCTTGACTTGAGTCACGATGGACAACTTGTTCCCCTTGGCATCAAATTTCACTGTTCGTCCTTGCGCATAAAGTGCATCTTGCTCTGCGATTGTTCGCAGGCCCTGCACTATTACAATGGGCACCCCACGATTATATGCCCTCTCAATCAGACGATCAGCCGCTGCAGCAACGACGGGTAATAAGCCCGCCAGGCGCGCCGCCGACTTACTCTTTACCTGCGTCAGTGTCAGCACCAGCATTACCTCCTTGCTTTACGAGTTGGTGACCATAAACGGACACGGCCCCCACCAAGATGCCTTGAATAAATGCCTCTACGTTAAGGCCGGTTAGCAACAGGCAAACCACAACAGCAACGCCCGTCACAATATAAACGATGCTCCAATTTGGCACTCGCGGTGTTTGCTTAAGCACATATCCGATCACCCAGCATGCTGCCACCAAAACAAGCAGTTCCGCTTTAATAAGTCCTTGAATAACGTTCCATTCCATATCTATCATTCCTTTCAATTTTAATTATCGTCTTTACTTCCTTCCAAACGGTTAATTCGCTTGTGGGCCTGTTTGACTGACTCCTCTACTCTAATCACGCGTTCTGATAGAGCTTCGAAACGCTGTCCTTGCGCTCGTTGTTCCAGCCGCATATCGTCCACGCCGCGCTTAATATAGTCCACGTCAGTCTTTAAAACAGCATCGCTGCCCGCATCGTTTCGTGTGTTTTGACGCACCATTCGATTCTGGCCGATCCAACCAAGTATAATGGCGCTGATGATTCCAGCAGCTGAGACGAGCATCATTAGAGTTGATTGATTCATTTTCGCTTCCACCTCCTTTGACATAAAAAATAGCCCCGCATCAGCGGAGCTTAATGTTATGAATATATTAACAGGTAAAATTATGCTATAATCAGGAAGCAATAGAATAGGCTTTATGGGCGGTCGGCTACCTCTCTACGAAGGGAGGGATGCCTTGTGACAGTATTTGAAGCACTCATGCTTATGCTTACCTTTGGTACGCTTCTCGTGGCGCTAATAGCACTACTGTTCAACAAAAATAAATAGACCGCCCTCGGTCAAAGGTAGCGGTCTATTTTCCCGTAAATCCTCTTGAAGCCTACCGCCCTTAAAAGCGGCTGTTGCGCTGGGAGTCGTGTTACTAGCACGGCTCTCTTTGCAGTATAAGCTGTTTCTTCCTGTATTATAACACAAAGCAATTTTTGATGTAATACATACTTTACACATCTAAATTTTAACGATACTCAGTTCTCCCCATTCAAGTCCATTTCCACTACCCGCAGCTCCGTTACCGCGACCTAACGCTGCCTTTAAAAAGGTCGTGTCAATCGGTAGCGTGAAAGGAACTCGCAAGAAAGAGCCCTGTCCTGGTTGCGCGTAAAACTCTCCCCACAGGTTCGTGTTCGTGGCCCCTGCCTGAATATCCAAAAACAAACCCGATGTGCCGGTTAACTGCAATTTAATCCGTTGTTGCTGCGCCGTGGTTGAACGAACTCGACATCGCAACTCGAACGATTCCCCCGCGAATGCAAACAGATTGTTGATCTGTCCCACCAAGCTCTTTTCGCCAGCGACATCGTATAAATTGGTTTGCTCGAAACTTGGAACGCCCCACGTTGGAGAAGAAGCGTGAAAAATCTTATCCCCCCAATAAGAGCTATTCGTAAGCGACCAAAAGCCTGGAGCTTCCGGAGAAACGCCTGCGAATGTAATCAAATTGTCCTTTGCTAAATCCACTCGCACCGTACTGTGGTCAGCATATAGCAATCCGGACAAGGTAAGCATTTCGGCTGTTTCGGCGTCCCTTGCTGCCTTGAGCGCGTCAAGGATTAAGACTACGTCAGAATAGTACATCTGGTTGCTGGAGCCGACATTTGTGTAATCAATCTGCTGCGGGTGGATCAGGAAGGCCATTGCAAGCTTGTACTTGATGCAAAGCGCAATCTGAGCCAGTGTGTCGTCCCTATGCTGCGCGCTGGTCTTCCCGGGCGGCATAGCCGTGACCGTGTACCGAGCAGCTCCTAAATAATTTCCTGTCGGCAGCCGGCGAACGATTGGCCCAATGTATGCCGAATAATGCGCATGATTTTCATAAATCATTCGGCCGGCTTCGCTGTAAAAGTTGCTGATTAACTTATTCTTGTCCAGGTCCTTGTATTCGCCAGACGGCGTAGCCCCTACTTGAATAAATCCTTGGCATTTCAAACCCCAATAGGACTCCACTGTATTTTTTGATAAGACGATCTCGCGGGTTAGGTCACCCCTATTCCACGGCGTATCATGATTGTATCCGTGAGCCCAAGGCTCCATGCCCCAGCGATGAGCCCATGTTTTGAATTCAGCAACAGTCACTGTTTTATTGTTGTCGTTACTGGGGTTTGTAATGAGCCCCATTGTCCACGGGAAGAAGCGGGAACGCATTTCGGCGAGCATGTTGGTTTTCATGAAATACGTCGAATCGTCAAAGGTAATGGCGAATGCAGCCTTGTCCCCGATGCCTATCGCCCCACCCTTGGAAAGTGTGGCCTGCTCCTTAAGCACCTGCGGCATGACATTGCCGTATTGAATGGCCCGATCTGCCATGCCCCTTGCTACTTTGTCCATCAAATCACCGTCCCTTTAACGGTCACATTGCCTCCGGTAACTGCAGACACCCTAATAATAACTGTATTGAGCCCTTGTATCCCAAACTCCCACATCTCGCCAGTGACGGGCGTTCCACCAGTCGTGCTAGAAGCAGGAGTATAATCTGAGACCCTGCTACCCATAAGCGCATATTGTGCACCGCTGGGCCCCAACGCTTTAAATTCGAGCATCCTGCTTGTGGCGGTGCCTGTAATTTCAACAATAAGCGTCGATTTATTACCTACCACCAGCGGAATGCCGTCTCCTACTTCTATAGCTGCGTTCTGAAACGTGTGCTGCGTGGGCGTGACGGGCGAACCCCCGCCCCCACCACCGCCTATACTTCTGATGAGATCCACCAAGTTGACGGTGTTGCCATCTTCTCCAATTATGCGACCGGAATGAATAGAGAATTTCTGAATATCAGGCATAAATATGCCGCCCCCTCCTATTGTCCGATGATGATATATTTAAATGTCGTGTCCGGGGACCACGAAGGCAAACATATATAGCTTGATGTAAAATCGCTCGGATTAGCGTGTCTAGAAAAATCCGTCCTCGTTGTGTTGGTCTGTCTTGATCTGATTGGATAGCCCACAATAGTATCTGGAGATAATTCCTCACAATAAAGAGTGTAACCTCCATAAAACGCATTGTTCATAAGCAACACGATTCTTGGCGTTACGTTATGGCCTGTTATCTCGACGATATACCCACCATCACTGCCCCCTTCATATGACGGAAATCTATTTGAAGTAGATATCGAGCCGTTAGTTACCGTTCCTGCTACAATTGTATACCCGACAGGCATAGCGCCTAGCAATCCAAACATATCTACACCTTGCCGGACGTTCGCTGCGATAAAATCAGGATCATCAGCAAAGATGCCCATGTAGCCCGCGCCATTTCCTCCGCCGTTAAGATAGGCTCCTAAAGGAGAGCGCAAATGCAGTCTCCCTGTCGTTGGGCCTGTAGGTCCCATTTCAGCGCGAACCCATCCGGCGTACTCCTCGCCGCCGCGAAGCGGCATTGTGCCAGCAACTAAACCCGTCTCTGTTCCTATCGTTTTTCCTGCTACAACCTCAGCAGCTACAGCTGTGCCGTATTCACCCCCTTCACCCTGTAAGATAAAATTTGTACCACTCAATACAAGGGTATAGACCGTGGCCTTTAAATATCCTGCACTCGGTGCAGATCCGTTTGGCTTGATAATGGCCCTTGCTCCAAGCCCGTTCACATTTATTGTAGGATTCGCGCCATTAGTTACATGCAGTTTAACCGTGATGCGCAATCCATCAATAAGAGCAGTAACTGATGCGATTGTGGCCAAATACGCGATACTCGTGCCTGCTGTTACTCCATACCCCAGATTTTGCATGGTGCTCATTCGGGCAACTTCCTCCCATGGCCACCATGTTCCTACAGTACATCTCCGCATCCACATCCGCGGAGGATTTGAAAGGGAATGAACCAACTGCATGACATGTGAGTCAGCTCCAATGTTGATTACTTGAAGATAGCCATAAAAATTGGCTATCGGTCCATTCGCGGGATTATTGACGTAAAAAGTCCCGTTATTTTTAAACGTGTCAAGGTTGCCTCCAGATGTTGACTGCGTTTTGATTGTATTCTCGTTGATTTCCTGCCCCAACTGATTAAGGTCGGAAGGCTGGACGATATCATTCATGCCCCAATCTGTTTTTGCCACGTTAAACCTCCTTAACAGTAATTGTCTGCAGCATCAAATGGTCTGCCAAGATCGGTACGTTCACCGCGTTTGAGGTAAGCACCACGTCTGCTGCATCCCTCACCTCAATTGAGGTGATAAGCGAGACGGCAGACGCGGGAACAAGATAGTTTAGTGCAAGCGTGCTGCCCGTCACCTGCTTCACCTCAAAATCCGTAATGGCATATGTCCCATTGATTACCACCTTAGCCGCCCGGCCATCGATATAAGTTGCGACGTCATGCAATAGTGTTGGCTCGATCATTTGATGACCACCTCTGTTCCTAGCGTAGCGAAAGTTTTGGCTCCCAGCTGCCAAGTACCATTCAATTTGTAATTCCAAGTCACTTCTTGTCGCTTGATGCTTTCAACAAGCTCGATTGGGTTTTCAAGGGATGTGTTTTGCTGGTAGACAACGTTTGCCGGCTTGATTGTCTCCACCGTGCGCAGTACCTCTTTAAATACAGCAGCTTCGTCGATATTGGCCGTAACGACCAGCACGAAGGCAGCCGCATCTAGCGTCACCACCGTCATACCGACGCCAACGAGCATATCAAGCTGCTGCTGCAGGTAACGGACCGTGAACGGCGGCTTGGTCTGATATCGGTTAAGGATGCGGCGCCGGCGGAACTCTAGCGACTCTGTCGCCGAATCTGCTTGAATACCAAGCATCTGCTCGCGCCGCTTAATCGCCTGCAGACCCGCCTCATCGACAAACTGATCATTAAAGAGCTGCTCAGCGGATGCCTGCAGCAGATCCAGCTCGGCCGACTCCGTTGCATCCAGCTCCACAAAATCAACTATCTCCCGGTAATAGTCCGGAAGCTGAACGAGTATCCGGTCAGGCATGCAGCGTCACCGTCCCCAACGTAGGCACCGCATCAGCTCCAAGTGTGAAGTTGCTGGCACCGCCGTTAATCAATGTGCCGGCAACATCTTCAACGCCTGGTACGGTCAGAATACGTGCTTCAATTTGCGCTGTCCTGACCGTGAGCTGCTGCTGATTGGTCCAGTCCTTGCGGAGCTCAAGCAGATAAGCCGAAATGGCCGCTTGAACATCTGACTGTACTTGTCCCACCGTCATGCCAACCGCCAGTGTGAGGGTTGTTTCAATATTGACGGATACCCCAGCCACTCCAACGATAGTTACAACGTGGCCGATTGGGGCCATACCGATGCCTTGCCCACTATTTACAGTCGGATCAATCAGAGTTTGAACCTCGGTGACCAGTACAGGCGATGGCGGGCTCCAGTCCGATGCGATGATGCTACATTTAACCGTCCCGCCTCCGGCCCATACCGGATATACTTTTGTAGCTCCGACACCTGAAATGGCATTGATTTTTTGTTTGTAATCAGCAATGTTTCCGCCGAACGCTGGCTCGTTGACGGAAGAATAAAAACGTTCGCGCAGTGCGGCATCCGTTTCCGCTTCCTCTCCTGGTGCAATTACGTCGGACAGAACAGCCCGAGCCAATCCGTTGACATAATCGATCGGCAACATATCGCCAAACTGTTCATTGCCTGCACTGCCCGCTGTCTCGCAAACGACTTTGAATGTGCCGATGCTGATCCGCTCCGATACAACAAACGTCAATTCACCAAGGCCATAACGGCTGCCCAGAGGAACGTCAATAAGCTCGTTAGTCTGGTTGTAAAATAGTCCTTTACGTTCAGCGGTCGTCGCCTCTGTACGAACGACGCCGAACTCTGCTGTTTTGCGGGAAAGGTATTCTCCGCTGGCTGTGTCCGCAAAAGTGAGCTGATAATTAATGTCCATCTCGATATACATTTGTGCCAGCTCCGCAGCTGCAGGCGCGCATGCATCGTATATGATGCTTCCCTCTCGCTTATCCACTTCATCGGAAACGCGAGAAAGCATGCGCTGCAGGATAAAATCAAAGGTCATATGCTCATACACCGCGATTCAACTCCTCTCTAAAGCTCCCGAAATCCGTAACGACTGTGAATGAGACAGTCATTTCGTCGCCCTGGACAACGGCCTGCACGTCATCCACGCTCGTTATGCGATCATCCTGCAGCAGCGCTTCGCTGATCATACGGGCCGCCTCAGACTGAACGTAAATCGGGCTTCGACCTGATAGGGTGCCAAGCTCATGGCCGTAATTGAACGTGTACACGGCATGCCAAAAGCGGTCCGTTTGCAAGGCTTTCAGCACCGCCTGCCGCACTGCTGCAAGGCCGTCCACTTTGCCCGTAATTCGCCCCGTTGTAAAATCAACGCCCCACGTTAACGAAGGCTGCTGCACTTCCCGCACCGTGACGTTTGTAAGGCTACCCCCTTGTGGGATCATGTGACCGCCACCTTATCCATAATCAAATATTGCTGCCCACCCTGTACGCGCAGCAAGACAAAAACAGCCCCTTCCGTTATTTTGGAAGCGGCTGTTTCGGTAATGACAAAAAATTCTTCCGTAAGAACAAATCGCTGATCCACGCGAACACTAAGCGGCGAAACTGTGATGACCTCGCCGAACATTATGTTTACCGGGTTTCCCGCGGCAACAGCGTCTGTCGCAGCCTGCTTGATCAATTGGAGTAAATTTCCCATGGTCATACGACCATCAACTCCAACGTCATTGTATGGTCGCCATTAAACCGATGCGTGCAGGTATTAACCAAGAAGGGCTGGTTGATTTTATATTCCTCAATGACGATCGGCAAATAGCTGCCGGCTCGTACACCAAGCTGCCCTAATGAGTTGACCGTGAGCGACTTGGTTTCTCTATTCTTCAACGCGGCCAGCGCATCAAGGAGTTGCTTGATTTGAGCATCATTCATTTTTTCATTGACCTTTTCGTGATATTGGAGCAGCCCCCACTTCGCGATATTCGCGCTGTCCTGTGCCACATACACATCACGCTTACCAGTCTCTTTGTTGTCGCGGACAAGTTTGATTTTGTTATACGTATCCTGATCGATAGACTGCTTGAAGCTGTAGTCATACATCAGGCTACCGTCACCGATCATAAAGCCCACCATCATGTTATCAACTAGGCGTAGCGATAGTGCCCCGAAATCATCGAAAAATACATAATTGCCTCCATCATTAATAATCGTCAGCGTCAGCGCCTTGTCGATGATATCAAGCAGTTTTTCTCCGTCCGCTACCATGGAAGGAATTTTGTATGCCGGCGCATCGATGGCGCCGACCTTTAACCCGGCATCCTTCGCGATCCGCTGAATAACATCAGCTGCTGTCGCACCAGTGAACACATAAGTATCGGAACTCATCAGGTAACGGATCTGATCGTATGCAGTTATGCGCACTTTTTCATCCCGGCCGCCATCGACGGAAAATACATACCCGTAAAAAACATTCTGTTTGTCATAACGGAATCGGACAATATCTCCGCATGAAACAGAAAAAGAGGCACTCTCATAGAGTCCCCCTTTGATTAATGTGAACTGCAAGCTACCAGCCTTGCCAATCCGAGTAGTCTGCCAAGTAATATCCGTGGCAATGTTCCCAATATCCCAAAGCTGGCCGTCCTTATTATCTAGTATCAGCTCAATCATGGGAGCTTCAGCACCTTTCCAACCTGCAGCTTTTTGAGGTCAGCGTCGGAGATATTATTAAGCTTCTGTATCTCCTTCCAACGGTCACCATTGCCAAGCTGCTTCTTGGCGATGATCCATAAGGTGTCCCCTTTTACTACGGTATACGTCTTAGGCTGCACTTTTTCGTTTGCCCGCTCCGGCTCTTTCTTGGTGACAGTGGTCTCCCCGTTGTCTCCAGCCTGGTTAACCTCGACAGGAGTCGCCGCATAAAAAAAATAACGCTTGAGCGTTAGAGTGTACTCGATATCACCGCCGCTACCGCCTGACTCTTGCCACGTGAATGACTCGATGCTACAGGCTGTATTGATCTCGTAGCGGTCCGTAACCAATACAAAACGGATCGGGCGCTTGGAACGCCTCCATTTTTCCAAATAGTACACGTATGGATTAAACTTAAGGCCGCGGCGTGTCATCGGTGCCAAAACCGGAGCTGCTGAAAACGGGTAATTACGAGCCGGGAACAACCCGTCAAAGCTATACGAAGTAAGTTTAGGGCTCTTTATTACGGATATTTCCCCCACTTTTTCGATGTCATAGGTGGCGGTATTGCTCCCCTCACCCACCTCTATACTGCTTGGGTTAACCGGCAATTGAAGCTCATCCGCTTTGTTGTCCCAGCTTAGCCAAATGCCGTATGCCATTATGCATACACCCCTTTAGCCGACGCCGCAACCTCTTTTTCAAGACCACCCGTGAGTTTAGTAATAAAGCCGCTCATATCCACATCTTGGCTGAAATGATTATCTCCGCTTACTTGCACGATAGGAGTAAGAGTCACGAAATTCTGAATGTTCTTCATCTCGGCCAACTCCCGCATTGTCTTAAGATCCTCGCTTGTGATATCGACGGAATCCTCGATCTTGCCAACCTTGCCGACTTTATCAATATTGTTGGAGCCATTGCCGTTTTCGAGCTGTCCCTTAATCTTGTCGTAAATGGCTTTGGCATCCCCAACAAGATTATCTGCGTCTCCGAATGCGGCCATTACAGCATTGTAGCCCTCCATAAACGCATCGTAGTATTCAGATCCGTTTTTGTACTGCTCCAACGGTGTCTGCTGCAATGCCGGGTTATCAGCCACTATTTTGGCTGCTTCATTTTCATAACTACTTTTGAGTTTTTTCAAGAAGTCTGACACTCCTGAAGGAGAATCCGTATCTACTGTGATAGTTTGAAAGCCTTTCAGACTCTCAAGACCAGGAATCTCACCCAGCTTCCCCGCCAATACTCCAACAGCCCCTAAAATCTTATTGATTGCTCCCCCGACGCTCTTTACAAAAGAGTCAGCGAATTTCTCGGCGCCTTCCGCCCATGTGATCATGAAGCCTAAAAAATTGCTACCTAGATTAAAAAACAGCAATTTAACAGCGGCAACAGGGTCAATCATGAAATTGTGTATGAAATCACCTAGTATGGTCCATCCGTTCTTGATGTACGTGAATACATTTTGTAAATACACTCCGAGAAAATTAAAATAGCCGGCAATCCCCGCGATAATTTCGGGTGTCGAGATCCCGAGGTAATTCAGAACCTCCAGGACTCCAACTAGCGCTAAAATAATCAACAAGATCGGCCATGCTGCAATCGCCCAATCGATCAAGAAAATAACTGCGACGGCAGCTGCAACAACCCCGATAGCCAGAAGGACATTTTGCAGGGTTTTTGCATGATCGATAATGAAAGGTATGACAATTCTCGCAGCAGCAGCGAAACCTGCGAGACCTAATTTAATTGTGTCGAAGAACGGCTGAAACTTCCCCTCTTTAAATGCCTGCTCAAGCATATCGAATAGAGGTTCTAGCGCTTTAAGCGCATCCTTACCAGTCTGCTTCAGCTGGTTTTTAAATCTGGATAAAATGCCTTGCCATTTAGCCGCGGGGGAATCTAGCATTTTCATGAAAGCTTCTTTGGACATATTCTGCTGATTAAGCAATGTATCCATGCCCTTAATAAAACCATCCATATCACCCGCTTTACCTGCAGCTAAGGCATCACTATCTTTAAGGGTGGCCTTGTTAAAACCAAATCTCTCAACAATCGATACATAGTCACCCGATAATAACTCTTTCATCGAGAATGCGGCACCTTCGAGCCCCTCTGCAGGGTTGAGCTTCTGTAACCTCATCGCCATTTCATTTAATTGCATAAGCTTTTCGGGGTCCTTTGTATTGCTCAAGAAGGACATTGAACCTGACAAAGCCTGGTCAACATCTTGCCTCAAGTCCAGAGCTTGTTGGACGATGGCATTATAGGTTGCTTCGCCTAAAGCCCCATCCCCTTGTCGGGCACTAAAGGTATCGATGATTTGTTGCTGCTCCATAGCGCCACCAATGGTTGCTCCTATTAATGCTTTGCCACCTTGGTACCCTAAGTATCCGCCAGCAAGCGCGCCCAGTTGCCCGGCCATTCCACCAAACCCGCCTCTTCCTCCACTACCGCCGCCCCCGCCACCTCCACCGCCTCCAGGAGGTGGGATATTACGAACGGCGGCCGTCAATTCCCTGACTAAGTGAATAAGCTCCTGGAGCAAAGTGGTAAGGTTTGAGCTCAAGTTCACAGTTGCTACAATCGTCCCAATACGGGATAGAATTTGCATCCTCAGCGCTGTTGCTTGTAATAATGCTCGGGTAGTATCAAGCTTAATTTGGACAGTTATAGGCGCATGCGAAGATAACCCGCTTAACTGTGAATTTAATTGATTACGCAATTGGGCCAGATTAATCTGCATATGGGGCTCCAAGCGAACATTGGCATTAATATTGCCTATGCCACTGATCTGCATCCGCAATTGATTGCGCACTGCGGTAGCATCCACATGAATCTGAGGAGTAATATTTATTGGCGTAAGCGCTCCATCAATACGCCCCCTCAGCGCTGCCGCCTCTTGAACTGCTGCCGCCCCATCCAAAGTGACTTGAACAGCAGAAGCAGTTAAACCATTACGTATTTGACTCTGAATATCCGCTATCTTTTGTGTAACATCCGCAGCGTTAATAGCAACCTCAATAACCGCAGCAGAACCCGAAGCGGATATCGTCTGCCTAAGCTGCTGCATTTGTGCAGCTATTTCAGTTGAATTAACTGTGGCATTAATAACCACCGAAGGACTATGAGAACGAATCTGTTGCTCGATTTGCGTCATTTGCTGAGAAATCCCTTGGCTAGATAACGTCACAGCAATTTCTACATCAGATGCAGCTGAGGACACGGCATTTGCAATCTGCTGCACCTGCGCAACTGCCTGTGAAGCATTTACCTTGACCTTAAACTCTGCCGGCGCTTCGACAAGGCGCCTTAACCTCTCCATTGCAACGATAGCAGTATTAACTTGATTAATTGTTTTTCGCAATGGCGAGGAAAACTGATCCATCATCTTTAGATAGGTTGATATTGTAGGCACTCTTAACCTCCTTCCTGCTGAATAAAAAAACAGCCCCAACGCGGGGCTGTTTAATCATGGCTTTTTAAAGGCTATTTCAAATGGATATGTCTTGTCGCCGAAATAGATAAGCTTTTCTCTTTTGCTGTACTCCGCTTGTTCTTTGTCGTCCATTCCCGGACTCTGACCAACAGTGAGTTTAGCTGTGTTGTCGTAAATCACAACATTTCCGAGTAGGCCGCTATTTTCTGAAAAAGCCTCCTTGGAATACAACTCCTTCACTATTTCGTCAGCTGATTCAATTGTCACTTTACCCTTTAATTGCTGGACAGAGTAGTGTCTGCTACTAGGTGTATATTTGATAATCTTAAACGCATATTTACTCTTATAATTATCATCTACCACCATGTCTTTTGGAAGACCCGACTCTTCATATATTTGCTGAGCTGTCTTCGGTGTTTGAGCAGCAGCCGTATCCTTCTTGAATTGGCCAGGTTCAAAAACTGAAAACACTATAATAGCAAACAAAGCAACAAATGCAACCATCACAATAGCGAATATTTTCGCTCCCTTACCTCTTGTTACTTTCTTCACACTCATAATATACCGCCTTCACATTTTAGGAATATAGTACCAAAAATAGAATAGGGCGGTCTAGCTTAATTTGTAAAATCCTATCATTTTTTGCTTTTGAGCTTCGCCCGCTGCTTACTCTCAGCTTCCACCCTAACCTTGATAAAAGCTATTAATGATGCTTTCTTGCGCGAAGGAAGCTCAATAAAATCCCATGGCATTATATTCATCTCATGGAGGGCGTAGTAAGCAAGGTTCGCTTCCGGATCGCCCTCTTCAATTAGTTTTTTACTTCTTCGACCAATTCGTTAAGATCGCGGTCAAAGCCGTTGAGCTCTTGGACTTTTCCTACAAGGCTGGCGAATTCGCCAGGAAGGAGCATTTTTTTAATAAGGACGTCCGCCCCTCTGACATTGTATGATTCCTGCAATTCTGCGTTTTGCAAATCAGGATAGAGGACACTCGCAACGACAAGCTTCGCAATATATGCTTCGCTGTCTGTTTCATTGGTTTTCACTCCGTTTTTCCCCTTGACTTGTTTGGTAGCCGACTTCCGCAACCTCTCATTTTCTTCCTCGGTCATTGTCTTAAGTTGCCAAGGGATAGGGTTGCCGTCCTTGTCCTTCATACGATCAGACACAACAAAGTCAACAGTAATATCCGAAACAACGTTTTGTTTAAAAAATGCGCTCAAGCTCATAATATATTCCTCCGTTTATAAGGCGCCAACTAGACGCCTGTGATTGTATTGAATTGGTCAAGCATATCGACATCGGAAAAAGTGAAGGGAATTTCCTCATCAAGCATATCGTCACTGGTTGCGTCAAATTTAGCAATGACGATACTGTCCATATTGCAATCCTTAAGCAAGATGCTTTGTTTACCCGCGTCAGAACTTGGGTCCTCGTTTTCAACGACTAAATCAAACCAGTTATCTTTACCTGTTTTGACATAATCAATCATCATTTGACGAAATAGGCTTGTGACGTAGTAAATGGTCATGCTTCCGCTTCCGGTCCATCCTGCAGCACGCTTACCCGTATTTGTCTTTCCTAGTATTGGGACGTCGATCTTGTTTTTTTCGATGTTTGCCTCAAGCGATTTTGCATAAAACAATTCTTCTACGCGACCATCAATTTTAGCGTAGGCTACCGCCTGTTTGCCACTAATTGCATCCATTTCTCGAAATAATTTTCTCAAGTTACTTCACCTCGACATTCATGTAAATTTTCTCAATGCTGTCTACCGGCTGGATGTACAAATCAATGAGGACAGCGTCAGCTTCACTCCCAGCTGCCACAATTAAATCGGTCTGGCTATCAAAGTTTTGAATAGCATTGATACCAGTTAGAGTATCCAGGTAACTGATGTACTCGCCCTTGAGGAGATTGCGGCCAGATGCATTATTATCGATTTTCCCGATATAGAAATTATCGAAAGTACGTTTCATGTCATTCGCGATAGAATCCAGCACCCGGACAACTCTGTTCTTGCGGAACGCCTTGCCTTTATCCGGCGTCAGCGATTTGAAAGTGTTAATATCCTGCTCGATGACGGCTTGACCGTTCGCAGCAGATATGACCAGCTCACCGTTATTAAGTGCTGCAATCGTCTCTGTATTGGTGAGCCGTGGAAATGCATCCACCGCGTTAGGGATGGCTCTATAGGTCAACGACTCATTAACCTCCGCGGCTGCGGCCATAGCAGCAACCTCCCACAGAAGCATTTCGGGAGAGACCTGCAGACCATCCGACGTAATGATGCCATTTTTCAAGCTCGTCACGCCTTCATTGTCAGCGGCTGGATAAGAGACAAGCACGGCAGCAACCTTTTTGCCTTCATCCTCCCTTTGGCGGCGGATATAAGCCACGGCAAGCTGCTTGCTGGTGGAGTCTGTCAGCGGCACTCCGAGCACGTTATAATCCTTGCCCTCGAAAGCAGTAAGCGCCGCTGAAAAGTCGGCTCCGCTCGCGGTACCGTCCGTTCCCCCGATCAGCGAAGCGCCGGCAGAAGCGGTAAGCGCCCCGGTACCCGACCAATCGATAAATTTATTCGCGGCCATATCAGCAATTGTAGTAACGGTTTGAGTGTCTAATACCTCGCCATCCAGCAGCGTTTTAACATCGAAGGCGGATACATTGTCAATATTGGCCTGAACAACCACCTGCAGGTCATTGCCGCGTGTACCGCCCCATTTTGCCGTTGCCATAAGCGCACCGACCGTCACCTTAGCTTTGACCGCCCCTGTACCTCCAAGCCTGTACAGCAGCACCTTGGACGCATGAGACATTGCTGCTGTAATGTGCCTAATGCGCGCATCCTCTGCGCGGAAGCCGATAAGCTCAAGCGCCTTGTCGGCATACTCCGCCGCTTCCAGTACGATTACGTTCTCAGGATCTCCCCACGGGAGCGGTGCCGGGAAAGCAGCAACTCCCCGCTCGCCTAACGTACCGAGTGCCTGAGCCTGTGATTTAAAATTGATATATACGCCTGGGCGCACCTTGTTTTGCGTGGTCCATGTACCTCCAGCCAATTACCTCACGTCCTTTCTTAAATAAGACTCAATGGCCGCTACCGCTTCCTCATTCGTATAGGAGCGATTCGCTTCCAGCACGGCGGCCAGAATGTCTCGTTCCTGCGGGCTGAATCGCTTAGAGGTCAAATACTGCTCCTTGGAATACGCAGGAACAGGTGGCGCTTCAGCAACCTCATGCGCTTCATTTTTTGTCTTGCTGCTCATCGCAGTTCCTCCCTCAAATTCATTTTTTCCATCGGTGGTGTTACTGTTGGCTTTTTCCAAACCATCAAGCGGAAGCTCACCGAAAAGAGCAGCACACCGTCCACTACTTGAATATCCATGTCTTGCCCAAATGCTGGGCGCCCACCGACCGTTATCCATTCAAGTGCTGCCGCTAATTGCTCCGCCATGTCATAAGCTTCATGATTGGCTCGCTCCGGACCGAAATAATGCACTACAAATGGATGCTCGCGGCGGTACCGCCTGCCAAGTTCCCGCGTGTGGTCCACGTCAAGCAGGCGCACAAAAAAGTGAGGTGGATTAAGCTCTTGCTTGATCTCCTCGCCTGATATAGGGATGTCCGGGAACGCAGCATCAAGCGCCTGCATGAGTCCATGCCGAACATCATTTATGGTTACTTGCATGATCAATCCCCCAGGTATCGAGCCAAGAAGCGCTCAAGCTTACGTTCCAAGATGGGCGGCAACTCACGCTTCAATTCAAGGTGGGAATTGGTCATGAAAAACTGCCCCTCTACCCATCCCTTATGATTCGCCGTCCTATGCCCGTATTCGACGTAAGCGGAATAATAGGTGGGGTTGAATACCTCGACCTCGTACACACCGCCAGCTCCAGCACTGTTTTGCTGCAGCGTCCATGCCCGGCGTAAAGCGCCGCCCGTTTTGGATCCGTGGCTGCTTTTGAAGCTGACTCGGATCGTTCGAGCGCGGGCCGTGAAACTCACCCGCTTTCCATCCTTTGTGGTGAAGCTAACCTGCCGCTCCGGAATATTGGCCGTAAAGTTTACCCAGCCGCCGCTGTCGTAGCTGCCGACGGGCGTTCGCCTGACCACCTTTGCTAAAAAACGGTTTCCCGCTTCATTAGCGAGCTCCATCATAAATGCGGGCATGGCTTGTTCCATAGCGACCAGGTTATCTCTGAATTTTTCAAACTCCGAAAAATCAAAGGTGCCCATCCCCGCCATCACGCCCACTCCGTTGCTTCAAGCATGATTTCCTGATGCGACGAGTAAGGCGGAAATGGTTTGCCGGCGCTGTATGTCTCCACCTGCCCTGTCGATTTCCGCGTGATGGCGATAACGTCGCCCTGCAGTACTTCCAACTCCGGCGCAAGAAAGAGCTTCGCATCATATTTGATGTTATTCTCGGCTACTGTCTGCCCGTTTCGCGGAAGCCCGGTCTGCGAAAGCTTACAGCGCTGTTCCTCATATATAGGCTGCAGCGTCTGCTTTGTCTCCTTGGTTACCGGGTCCTTTGCTTCAATGTGTCGGCTGATCGTGCAGCTGTCTTCATACATTTTTTCAATTGCCCGGCGATGCTTCCGGTAGTTTATAGCCATGCTACCACCTCATTTTGCGATACCGATTGAGGTCATGCTTGTAATTAAGCACAACCTCCTCGATGATCGCTTTACCCGTATTGATCACACCGCCCGCGGCGCTCCCAGCAGAAACAGAAGTATCCCCCACTTTGACGTTAGCCGATTCGCCGACCGTATCCTCAACCTCTTCCACGTTTGCCAAATCGACGCGGACCGCATCGATCGTCATAGAAGCCCACGTAAAGAGCAAGCCCCGCGGCAGACTCTCAATGCCGCAGTAATGCAAGATGCGATGCTCGATCTCAGCAATGTACGTATCGATGAGCGGTTGCAGCGCATCGTCCTGAAGCAGCATGCGCGCCTTGATGATAGGCCATACGTCAATGACCGTTATCATAGACTACTCCGGGAAGCGGACAACGTCCGCATCCTGCAGCCTCTGCAGGTCACTAGCATTAATCGTTGTACGCTCGCCTTTGCGGTAAACTCGTCCCGCTTCGCGGACGTTCTTTGTCCAGATAACATCTACCGTTTCGGGCAATTCATTTTCTTTTTCTTTTGCAGCAGCCATTTTCGGTTGCTCCTTTCTGATTTCAAATAAAATAGGAGGGGCCGAGGCCTCTCCTACGCTACTTTAGCAATGAAAATAGTGTCCATTGTCTCGAAAGATGGGAGCACGATTTCAGAAACGATGGTGTTTACATTGACTGGGTGCGGTTCAACGATAGTTGTAATCGCTACACCAGTATTCACGATTTGCACTTCTGCCGCAGTAGAACCAGACATTAAATCCGCTTCCTCCGGCGTTGTACCGTACCAAGTCGTACCCAAGTTGCCCTCAGGGAACAATGTGAAGTAATCGTCAGGATAGAATTGATGTGTACTGCCATCCAGCAGTGCATATTTTTTGTTATACACAACAATCGTAAGCCCGAATTTATCCAGCAAATATTGTCGCATCATTGCATCGGTAACGATAACATTTTGCCATCCTACTGGATTCATGTCTTTTAGGAATCCTTGGTTACGCATGATGTATCCCCACGTCTTACGAGTGCAAAGCCCGCGTTTAGGTCGAACGCCTGTGTCTTCTTCGATTTTATCCTGATACCCCGTAATATGGCCGGCAATATTGGCAGTAGGTGAACTCCATTGCTCCGAAACGTCCGTAATGGTCTCTTTGTGGTCAGGATTGAAGCGGTAGTCATAACGTTGATCCTGACGTGTCGCCGCGGATGTAATCCTAATTTCCCCGCTAGAAAGTAGCTGCATGATTTGGCGTTCGGGAATAACATCGGCGCCACTTACTAGCGTTGCAATGTCATTATAGATTTGGCTTACCAATGGCATGATGTAAGCATCGTTAGAATTCTCCTGAAGCTTGAGCAATTCTTGGCGATCCTTTTCACCCAACCGCATTGCTTCACGGAAGAACGGCATTTCTGTTTCAACCTTGTCAAATCCAATGCGGTCCCGCAGAGTAGCTTTTGCATCAAATGCAGATGGCTGTAGTGATACAGGCAATCCCCGCGCTCCCTTAATCCAAGCAAGGTCCAATCCTAGTTTTTTCTTAGCTGGGAACAACGTCGCCCCCAGATAAGGAACAGCATTACTCGGGTTATTTGCCATAAAGGTAGCGATAGCCCTAGCACTGAAATAATCAAAAATAGTTTTCATTTGAAATATGCCCCTCCCCGCCTATTAGGCGATGAATGTAATTTGTTTAAGTGCTGTAATTTCGTCCGCGGTTGGCTGCACGGGCAGCTTGGTTTTGTCGATGTAGCCGTGAATGATCATTGCGCCCGGAGCTGGGCCATACGTAACATCAACGTCATACTGCAGAACACCCTCAGCATTGCTCACTCCTGTTGTAGTCACAGCTTTTTTCGCAAGCTTTGTCGGATCGGCCAGCATGCCGTTACCAATGATCGTCCCAGCAGGAACAATCTTCTTACCATCCACCGCAGTTATGCCGGTGTCATCCACCGTTACCGGAATATCAACGTAATGATCCGGAGTTTTGAGAATTTCTTTTGTGTTCCCATAGGTTTGTGAAGTGAACTTCATTTCCTAATCGCCTCCATTATCCAAAATAAAGTTTTTGCCCTTCTGCAGCCGCAGCATTCGTTTTTGCAAACTCAGCTACACGTTTGCCTAATTCTGCAGCTTCGTCCTTGCCGCCACCCGATCCACCAGCTCCGCCGCCTTCATTCGGCTTAGCGCCTTTGAATTGAAAGCTTCCATTACCGCCCTTGTCTTCCGGAACAAACAAGAATCCTTTGTCCTTTTGAAGCGTTGTGATTTGGTCGTCCAGACCGCCCTTCACGTTGCCAGCTTCGTCTAGCTCGATTTTACTGCTGTCGAGCTGACCGGCTACAATATCCAGATCATGCACCTTACCAGCAAGCGCCAACTTAATAGCGGTGCTGACACGTAATTGCTTTGCGTCAGCCTCATACTGCTCTTTGTTCGTTTTGTTCTCGGCCTGCAGCGTCTCGATTTTCTTCGTAAGCTCCGCGGTGTCGCCGCTGCTCTTCTTCAAATCCTCCAGCTGCTTGTCGCGGTCAACCAAGTTTTTCTCCGCTTGCTTTTTCGCATCGTTGATTTCCTTGAAACGGTGCTCCGGTACCCACGACTTATAATTCGTTTCCACGCCGCCTACAACCGCCGTAATCTGCGCGTCCGTTAGGCCCTGCGCTTTAAGCAAATCCTTCAACCACTCCATGTATATCAATCCTTCCACTTGGTATCCCGGGTGTGTCCGGTAATCGTCCAGTTTATAGCGTCATATGACAGGACAACAAAAAAAGCCGCTATTCAGCAGCCTCCACTAACTCATATTCACTTTCCAATGCCGCTTTGGTCATCAACTGCAGTTGGCCCGTGGCATCCTTGACGATAAACTCCCCTTTGCGGGCAATGATTACGCTGTATGCGTCACGGATCACCCGGAGCTGCGCGCCGTCCGAATTGTACTCTACCTGGATTAGCAAGCCGGTGAAATCCTTAATGGCCTGCGCGTTGTCTGGCTCGTTGGTAAACTCAATGGCATCGACAAAGACGCTCTTTTTATAACGCTTCATAGGTTGCCTCGAAGATGTCTGGTTTGCATGGATAAATCTCACCTTGAACACCACGAATAATGTAATCACCGGGCTGCGCTTCCATCACGCCCTCCAGCGTTTTAATAAACATTCGACCGTTAGAAAAACTAACTTGCCCCATCCTGATTCGATTAACAATCCATTCAGGGTCTTCGGACTGATCAAGTCCGCCAGTCCATCTAAACGCATCAATAACAACAGGCTTTTTACGGTATTTCCCCATAACTCAAGCACCTCCCAGCAAAATAAAAAGACACCCTCGCCGCAGCATGAGTGTCTTAATCAGATTATAGGTAATTCATTCAAAGCTTCTCGATCTGCCCGCTGCATTTGCTGCAGCAGCTTCTCGAAATCCGGCTTCACTGCTTCGGGAGCATTCGGCTTTAGAATGGCTGTGTTATTCCCAAACTCAATCCAGGGCGCCAGTTTCGGCGGAATAAGCGGCATCATAATAAGCCGGCCTCCTTTAATTTTCTTCGCAATATATTAATTACCTCCACCGACAAACGGCGGGGCTTCTCCGTTCCGACAACCTCCGCAAATGCTTCGGCAAGGAACTCTTTGCTGTTTTTATTGGCGTATCCGCTCAGCTCATCGGTTATGTTCTTCGGTAGGTTCGCAATTCCGAGGCTTTCAAGCGCCTCCAGCATAATAGCCTGGGACAGCACACCTTTTTGCACTCTGGACCATATCACCTGTGCATCATCAACCGATAACGCTACGCCTGTCCATGCGCCCATAACCCTCATAGCATGGGAATACTCCAACAAATGACCAAACTCGTGAATAAACAACGATTCCCGCGTGGAGCCGACAGGCCAATGCTTAGCCTCAACTGATGCCTTGATTATATCATCAATCTCGGAAGACTTATAGTAGCGTGATGACACCTGAAGGCTGGCGGCAACCTTGCCGTCGGTGTAAGCGAGGCTGGCTTGTGCGACGAAGTCCTCTGTATCAACAGCCTTGATCTGCTTTGCGAATCCCTTTATAGCTGGGAAGTCACTCATAGCCTTGTGCATTGCACGGTTAACTGAATTGACGCTCTCCAAATCTAAGCCGCTATAATCAGCAGCATCGAACCCGTAATCCTTAATGGCTGCCTGCTCAGCTGCTCGTATTGTCTTAGCCGGCACAAACGCTTGAGGAACTTGCTGCGGCTCAGCAGGAATGACTTTTGGTGGTTCTTGCGGCTGCGGATCGTCAGTGCTCGGCGGCTCCGTCGCATCCTTCGGTGCATGCTGCGCTGTCCAATCCTCATAGCTCATATTACCTGGCACTGAATAGGTTTTGCCGTCCGCTCCGCCACGAGCTGTGCGTTCCCCTTCTTCACCATCCTCGTAATAGGGGATGGTTGTCGAGCGGCAGCGCACATGCAACGGCGGATAGTTGCGCCCAGCCTGCGCCTCTGAAACAGGCAATATCTCGCTGTCCATGCCGCGGCACTCTTGCGAGGTCCGGCTATCTAGCGTTGCAATGAACTGGTACCGCTCAACGCCTGTTTGCTGGTAACCATCTAGGCGTGATTGCCCCGAGAAGTAAGCAGCCTCCGTCCGAATCAACGTCTCAGCAGCTCGCTTGCTGACGCCCATCCGCTTCGCAAAATCGTTAATAAGCTTGTCCGATGGCTCGCCGCGGATTAAATCCTGCGTCATGATCGTCTGCAGCTCCGCAACTAGCTTATCCCTGTCCCTCCAAATGCGCGCCGAGAAGTTGCTGCCGTCTGGCGCCCACGGCTTCGACAACACTTTATCAATCTGCCGCGAGTCCAAGCCGGCAAATGGTACGCCTTTGCCTATCCCGCGCTGCACCTCATAGATGCCTTTGTAATAGCCATCCTTGTAAATGCCACCCAACGCCCCCGCTGAACCCTTCTGCCGCTTCCCAGCCAATACCTCTACTTCCTGCTGCAGCTTTGTCTGCAACTCCTCCAGCCGGGTTATGTGCGCCTTCGCGCTGGCATTTTCGAGTTGTTTTAACCATCGCTGATCAACAGCGTTTTCTCGTCCAGCTTTGATATACTCGTCAACGGTCCAACGGAACTCCTTTAGCTCGTTATTGGTGAGGAGTTTACGCGCCTCCGCCATGCTGACGCCGTTGTTTTTAGCAAGTCGGCCATACCAGGCTTCCGTTTCCTTCTTTATTCGCGCCATGGCCTTGTCGTATTCGGCGTTCTGCGTCTTAATGTAATCCTCGCCCTTATCCAGCATCGATTCGTTCAGCTGATCCATACGGCGGGACCAATAATCAGCCGACCTCATGTGTCACCGTCTGTTTTAATCGGTGTTGACGTTGGCAAACCACCGGTAGCTTCTTCATCGGCATCCTTTTGCATTTTAGCCCTATCGGCTGCCTTTCGTTTCATTTCCGTCTTGGCATCCTTGACATATGGATGCTGCGCGACGAGCGTTTCGTCAGAGAGAATTCCAACGCTGTCCTTAATGCCGGTGATAATGGCCGCCTCGTCAACTGGCATATCGCGGTTAAAGATGAATTCCGCCTTTTCACCGCTGAAATCGACGCCTGTCGTATTGTAAAGGTGCTTGTCTATAAACCACCGAAGTTGCTCCAGCGATGCTTGAAACTCCGTCTCGATCAAGCTGGCGTCCATATCCAAATCGCTATAAAGGAAGCGCAGCGCTATACCAGAAGGAGCACTTCCAATATCTACGCCCTGAGTGTCCACACCGCGGCCGAACTCGTAAATGTCTTTGCGGGCTTGCTCCATATGCGTCTTATACGCTTCGCTGTTCATGTCGATGCTTAACGAATCAACACCGCCCTGATCCTCAACAAAAGCCGTACGGTATGTGGCCATGTTTTTTCGGAACTCTGATGCAGACTGGCCGCCGTAGTCTTTTACAACAAAGATGCTGTCTGGCATGTCCTCCAAATTGTTGCTGTTGTCAGATTTTTTATTGTCGTAGTCATCGGCCAGCGATTTGATGATTTCGACAAGTGGCTGCTCCTCTTCATTGTATTTCCATGCGATGAAGGGAACGCGCTCCCAGTTAAGACCCTGTTCCTTTCCATCGCTTGATTTGACGCTGAAATGAGCTCCAACCGCTCCTGCTTCCACGTCCGGAATAAACCCGGTACCTCCTGTGGTGTAACGTCGAACACCCGATGTATCCCACCATTCTATCTTTTTAACCTTTTTACGCTGCAACCCCTCGTATACCTCAACCTCGTACACGCGGATAATAGCATCCAACACGGTATGAGCTTCGTCGCGCCATAATGGTATGATCTCTGGGCTATTCATGAGTTTAAAGGATAGCTGGCCGTCCTCATCGTAATAGACATGCCACCAGGCGATGCCGTTATTCACCGCCGTTTTGCCAGTGCTTTTTAAGCGCCGGTGTTGATCTTTATTAAAAATATTGTCTAGTTGCTCCTGGTAAGCATCATTTTCCGCTTGGATTGTAATCGGCTTGCCTAGCAGATACCCTACCTTTTGATCAACCAATTTTCTTATAAAAGCGTTGGCCAGCTGGTTATTGGCAAGGTTAGCTACAGGCTCTTTTGCCCCGCTCGCGCCGATCGCTGTCCGCTGACGCTTGTTAATATCCGTATCGTTGCGATAGTACCTATTGCCAATCTGCATCCATGCAAGCTTGTGAGAACTGCTCCAATCACCTATTTCAAGTTGAATGATTTGCTCGAGCGAAGCTGCAGTTCTGGCTCCACGAATGATGATATTCTCTATCGCTTTTTGTTCATCGCCATTCGGCCATAACATTGTCATCATGGCTCCTCCTTTCATCGCTGCCCTGGGAAGAATACTCCGCTCCGTTCTGGCTGCGCAAACGCCAAAACGACCGCATCCGCCCTGTCGGGTGAATCCAGTCCACGTTTTTTCATATCTTCCTTGCGTTCCAATGCAATTTTACCTTTACTGGTCATGCGGTACTTACGCTGTGAGAGCTGCGTAACAAGACGTTCATCGTCCGGCAGCTCAATCATAGGAGCCTGCCCCTGTATATGCTTGGAGAAGGATTCCTGTAGCAGGTCGCGCAGGTCCGCCCACGTCTCGGTACCACGGTTTTCGTAATGTTCTTCTTCCTTCCGTGTCGGCTTACTGCCGTTGTTGATCGGCGTAACCCGCCAGCCCTTTAAACGATCCTCCCGGATGACTTCATTTAGCCGATCCGTGACGCCGCCGCCTACACCGCTGTCATCTACCTTAATTTCAACGTTGCGGAGCTGTGTGTGCTTTCGAATCATGTCCCTAGCAAGAGCGATAACCCAACCGGCCGTGACCATGGTATCTTGCTTATTGTACCGATGAAGCTTGAAGACCTTCATTCCCACCCGTGGTGCAATAACCGTTTCATCATCGCCAAATCGCGCAACGTCGACGCCCAGGTGTAGTGTGTCTCCAGCAGGCTCGACCGTGGCGTTAGCAGCCAGCTCGGCCAATTCAAGCGCAATGAAGGCATCAGCCTCGGCCTTCGGAAACTCTCCATACACTCGAACACGAACAACATCGCTTTCAGCGCCATACTTATCAATAAGCATTTGAATATTGTCTTTGCTAGTACGCTTACTGTCCCTGCTGTCTACCTTGTGTGTACGGAAACGGCTTCTGTCTCGGTTATGCGAATCATAAAAAACCCCACTCGTTCGAGTCGGGTTCCCGCACATCAGCAACTTATTTTCATAACCGGTTAATGTACCTATGATGGCTTCCATGATCGGATCGGCAACCCCTGAAGCCTCATCGACAATGAACAACATATAGTCTGCGTGGAAGCCCTGCATGTTCTCCGCTTTGGTGGCCGTCCTGGCTGTTGCGAACCAGCGTTTTTCATGGCCGATCATGTAGACCTTCGTTTTGGTCCATTTAAGCAAATTCTTTACCATGGAGCTTTCCAGCCACTTTGCCACCTCGGCCCATAGTACGTCGTTAAGCTGCTGCTTAGTGGGAGCCGTACATACAACCCTGCAATTCGGCCGACAACACAGATACCATATGACTAAAGCAGCCTCGAAGCCAGTCTTACCTACCCCTTGTCCAGAACGGACGCTAGTCCGCGGATATTTAGCCACGTCTATCATAGCTGCCCGCTGCCAGTCATCCGGATCAAAGCCCAGCATGTCCTCAGCAAAAGCGACCGGGTCATCCCAATACAAATCAAGCAATAGCGCAATGTCAGAAACGACGTTATACGGCTTACTCATCGGCAGCCGCCTCCGCCCGCAGCGCATTACGCCGCTCGGCAATCTCTTTCAAGGCATCTGTCCAACTTTGAGTCGAGCCAGTTCCACCCTGAAGCTTTTGCAGCTCTATCTGCAGCATAGCAATGCGGATTTGCTTTTCCTCATCAGCCATCCTATTTTTGAGCTCAACTGCCTTGATCTTCTGGCCCTGTACCCGAGTCAGCGCATCCTCAATACGGATGATGTCCTCAATGGCACGATAGGCCGTCTCCTCGATCTCCGTAACGACCAGTTCCTCCTTGGAACCGACAACCGTTTTTGTCTGGCCGGTCCGCTCATCATTGACAGGGAAAGCTTCTTTCTTCGTCCGGAGCTGCTGCAGCGTACGGCGCTGATTTTCGGTAAGCCCGCCCATCAGCCGCTTGATACGCTGCAGCATGCGCCGCTCCCGGATAGTAAATAGGGTGATGGCATCGTCAGCTTGTTTAATCGGATCCGTATCAATCTCCCCGAGTAGCTGCTGCTCATCCTCATCGAGCGTATCGAACCAGATTGATTCATGCTCGCCGGTGCGGACGGCTTTCTTGTTGCCCACGGGACCGCCCTGCCCACCACGATTACCCTTGGCATTCTTATTCCCTTTAGGAGCGCCGCCCTTATTGCCAGCAGCGTTCCTGTTACCCTTCGGGGCTCCTATCCGTTTGGTAACGTTACTATTCGTTTCATCGGTAACGTTACCGTTCAGGGCAATGTCCCAACTGTCTAGATTCTTCCACTTGCGAATCTGAGAATCACCGACCCCGAGTTCGGCGGCAATGTCCTTCAACTTCCGTTCGCCGCCGCTGGCCAGCCACATTTGTTTGGCAGCGTCTCTGTTCGGGCTGCGCTCTTTAGCCATTACATGATCACCACCCCCGTCTATAAACTTTCTACCATTTTTACCGATATATATAAAAAAACAAAAGGAGACTGAGCAATGAAAATCTTTTGCATAGTATTTCTACTGGTTTATTTCAGTTCAGAAATCTATTTTACTTTTCGGCGCTACCTGCTATTAAACCAACCGTTATCAAAACCTACAGACATTTCGCCGGTACCTGGCCACAAAAGCTCATTTAGAAGACGCCTAGCCTACGAAAGGTTGCCGGACGATCAATTTCAGATTATAAGCGAAGGGTTAAGATCATTAAGTACAAGCGACCCTATTGAAAAGATAATTGACGTTTACGCTAAAATACTTTTCACAACTTTGCTTGCTGTATTTACAATCGCGGTAACTGCGAATGCCGCTCTGCTCCCCCTATACGAAATGGATGAGTTAAAGGAAGGCAAGGGGGCATTCATAAAAACTTTCATATCTTATCTAGGCCTTTCTGACACTATTCTTTTATCCGCCCTAACTATTACTATAATCACTGCCCTTCACTTTTTCTTTTTTGACCTTAGAAACAATCTGACTCACGCCCATCTTACTACCATAGAAGCTATTGAAAAAAGCCGCCAGAACCAGCCGCAGCCTTAGAATAAATCATCCTTTTGCAACTCTATATCAAGCTCGATGAGCTTTCGGAGGTCATCGACTGTCTTTATCTCGATGTTGCCGTCTTGAAAGTCCCTCACCCAGCGGGCAATGCCTGCCTTGATGATCTTGCGGTATTGCTCCTTGGATTCGAGTATTCCCGCAATGGTCTCCAGCTCGTGCCGGCGCAGCAGGTCTTCGTTTTCAGTCGTTCCCATTGTTGTTCCCCTCGGCTTTCCGTTATGATGGAATGCGAGATAGCGGGTATATCTGCAAAGTGCCGCGCGCGGCGGACCGCTATCTCAGCCGGGGGAACCTGGTTCAGGGGAGGGGCGTTCGTGCGCCTCTCCTTTTTATTTACTCAGCCATTGCTCATGAATCTGCTCGGCAATGCGCTGCATCATCAGCGGTGGAACGCTCATACCGCATACATACTGGACATCAGCATCCATAAAGTCATAATCGGCTGGGAACGTCTGCAGGCGGATAATATCCGTATCACTTATTCGGCACGGCTCGTCATAGCGTACATAGAACGAAGAAGACAGCAGCGTATTGGCCACTTTGCCACGCCTCATTAACCGAGTATTGAAACTTGACTGTTTCCCCTCATGCCTCAACGAAATATCTCCCATATCTGCATCAACAGGACGCCGCTTATGCCACCGCTGATATGTGACTCCTCCAGCCTTCAGAGGCTTGCCCTCACCGCCTTGAATATCACCGTAAAGTACAGGCGGTTCATTGAATTCCAGCTTCAGCAACGGAAAATTGAGGTCATTCCTTGCAGCAATAAAGATAAGGCGCTCCCGCTTTTGAGGAACGCCCATAGTCGCCGAGTTAAGAAGGAACAGCTGCGGTCTGTATCCAATGGACCGGAGCCTAGAAAGCACCAAGCTGACATACCCGCGAGCCTTTCCGTTTATCATCCCCGTTACGTTCTCGGCCACAATAACCCGCGGCTGCAGCAGCTCGGCAACATCAAGGAAATCAAAAAAAAGGTCATCCAGCCGCTGTACGGCCTGACCTTCCCTGAATTTATGCTCGTTGCCCCATTTCTTATCTCGCTGCCCTGACATCGAAAATACGCTGCAGGGCGGAGATCCGTCCAGGATGCTCAGGTCAAATAACTCCTTCGGCAGTTGGCTGGCTGGAAGCAGCTTAAACTCCTGTATAGGCATCTGAAACGGAAAGCGGGGGTTATGATTCTTCTTGTATAGCCGCATCATCTGCGGATCGATTTCCACATTCCCCAGCACCGTATAACCCGCCCGCTTGTAGCCCATTGTTGAGCCGCCGCCGCAGCTGAAGCAGCTAAACACGGTCCGACCATGCTGCGGTACAGCCGACAGATCAGACAGCCGCCAATCCCATGCGGGGCGGGTCATGTTGCATCCTCCTGGTCAAACAGAAAGCCACACCGAGGGCATTTACAATCAAAGCGGGATTCATCGAATTCATCGACGTCCAGCTCCTTATTGTTGAAGTCACCCAATTGGTCATCTGGCGGCTCCGTGAAATCAGCGATTAGGCGGTCTGCTTCGGCTGGATCAAATCCCGATAAGTCCAGCTCCGCTCCACCGGCCTGCAGCTCATCCAACAGCCGGGCTAATGCCTCATCATCCCAGCCGCCTGACACTTTGTTAAGCGCAAGGTTAAGCAGCCTCTCCTGCTGGTCATCCAGGTCAACGACGGAAACGGTCAGCTCCGTATGCCCAAGCTCGTTAACCATGATCTTATACCTCTGATGACCGCCTACCATATTCCCGGTGCGCTCATTCCATACGATCGGCTCCACGTATCCAAAGCTTTCGATGCTACGGCGAAGCTTTTCATATTCGGGATCTCCCGGCTGCAGATCGATGCGCGGGTTGTAGGCTGCTGCATTAATTCGGTCTATCGGTATGGTTTGAATGTTCATGATTTTCCCTCCAATAAAAAAAGCACCCGAGAGGGGCGCTCTATCATTATAAAAACGCTGACCAAGGACCTATTGAAAAAATAAGAATGACCCCTACTCCTGATCCAAAATAAAAAGCTCCTTCTGGTCTTCTAAAGACTCTTTTCAATAGAACTACGCCCAAAAGTCCGGGTGCTATAATCCAAATAATTATCGGATATAACATATTACTCATGATTCCTGACACCAATTCACTCACTCAATCATCCCCCTTTGATTTTCTTCCAGTATCCGACAAATTAAGACACTGGTCAAGGAAGAAACTGCAGAAGGAATAATCCCCGCCGCTTGCTGCGGCCGATCCGCCGGAAGCCCGCAGACAAAAAACAAAAGCCCGGATTCGAACTCCGGACTTTCGACGAATCAACGTATGTGATTATGCCGTCTGGAGGCGGCTGTCCCCATTCATCCATTGTAGCAGCGATAGCGGTCCTTATTAGACTGCTGCTTAAATGCTGGGACTCGTTGCGAAAGATCGTACATTCCCACGCCTGAAGGCCGTCGTCACGGATGCCTGACCATGTAACCCAAACAGCATCCGCTGCTGCTGTGCGCAGGACGAGGTTATGCCCAGGGCGGGTAAACATCGGGTGACCTACATGCTGCCGGGAGTAATGACGATCGGCGAGTTGCCGGCATGCTCGATCTCCTTTATTGGTGAGCAGCCACGGACCATATTCAGCGATATCAAGCATGATCTGGAGCATGATGTCTGTCTCCCTTCAATCGGCCTTACACCGAATATAGGTTTTGGAAAACGCGTCTGCTGCTCCCTCATTTCCTGAGCCCAAACTTTAAGATTCTTCAACATATTCTCGCTCGAAATCGGCAAAGCGACCATCTCCTTGTGTTAAGTCGGTTTTCATCAGGTCGCCCGCTGGACACCCTCTCAGAAACCACCAGCGCCGCCCTGTGCTCCTCTAAGAATCATGTCGAATGTTCGGACGTCAAAAAACCCTGCGCCTTAAATCGGCAACAGGGCATATGTATTGAAGCAAAAGAAAAAGCACCCCGAAGGATACTTTAATCTTTGGATTTTCCTGTTTGATATAAAAATTCTAATTCTTGTATCGCGTGGCTAAGGGCATTCACTCTTCCAACAGCTTCCCAATGGACTTTTTCATCTGGTTGTCCCTTGTCAATAATATCCTGTTTCTTTTGGCAGTGTTCTTTCAAATTGTTTATTATTTTCTGAACCTCGTCATTGTATTGCAAAACATACACCTCCCCCGAAGTCAAAATTCGACATAAGGAAGGTTTTTCCTTCTTTTCAAATCAGAAGCCGCCCCAGCCAAAGGACGGCTCGTAGCTTAGGAGCCAAGGATTGTCGACTCCATGTTTTTTAGAGGGTTATCCCCTCTTGAGCAGTCCGGAATGTCCGAACCATTCAGCAGAGGATAAAATAGCCGCCCCCGGAGGAGCGGCATATAAGAGGAGGAGGTCGGTTAACCTCAGTTGGCACATTACTATAATATCACGGCTAGAGCCTAATGCTCTGCCGCTTTTCTGCCAAAAATCAGCCATTTATCTGCCACTAATCTACGTAACGTTCCAGCCTCAAGGCGAATGCCAGTTTATAGATGGCATTGGACTTGATCCTATAATACTTCCGCTCACTCAAGTGAAGTTCGGAGTATACGTTGTAATCGAATGTCTCTCCATCCTCCATGTAACGCTTCTGTATAAGCTGGCGCTCGAGCTTGCCCAACCGTGAAATTACCTGTTGGACCTGTTCGCATTCTTTTTCAAGTCGCTGCTCTGTATCCACGTTATACGTAGCGGTATCCTCTACCGGGCTGCTGGTAACATTCGTCGCGCCGTGAAATCTAGGCTCGGGCGATGAGGTCATTTTGGTCTCTCGACGAATGAAGCCGAGCTGCGCGAACAGTCTCGCTGATTCCAAACGCTGCTCCACCGCTTCCCGTGTTGCTTCTCTATCTATCTCCCAAGGAAATTGCAATTGTGTCATTCCCTGCACCTCCGTTATAATTGGTGATGCAGGTTTAATAATTTCAAACTCCCCCGCGGGCCGGCCAAGGTGCGGGGGATTGTTTTATTTACGCCAGGTCCATAAGCCCTGCTGTCCCTTCGCCGGGATCGGCGTTTGAAGCCTGGTTACCCCCGACATCTCCCAAGCAAAGCGACCTTGGGTGTAATCACCGAATTTGTCTTCTTGCAAGCTGATTCTCTTGGTTGTGCCTCCTGCACCGTTATATAGAGTTGGCATCCCGCTTTCGTAATCTTCGCCAACCGACCAGCACTCTGAAAGATTCGCAATGGCGACTACCGCCCCTGTAGGCAGGTTATCTGCTGTATATCCATGCTTGGCCAACGTTGACTTGATTGGCTCCGTCTCACAGGCTCCGCGGTCTATCTTCTTCGCCGCATGAATAGCGATTTTGCCGCGGTACTTAGTAGGCCATCCGCGTGTCTCGAAGCCCTTCTCTTCGAGCGCCAATAGCGTTGCCCAGGGCTCCCAAACGGTAATTGCCTTCATTTCTTCGAATTCATTCATCCTTTTTAGTCTCCTCACTGACAAGTACAATCCCTCGCTTGCCCATACGCTTGATGTATCCTTTGCGCTCCAGCATCTCCGTGATGTGATGAGCGGTCGAAGAAGAAGCGTACCCCATGGCATCCTGAATTTCTCTTGTAGTTGGGCTGTATTGATTACGACGGATGAAGTCTGAAATGAATCTGTACGCTTCAGATTGCTTATTGCTTAACGGTTTGAGATTGGCAGGAGGAGTTGGCTGCCCCAATTCAGCTTTCAAACTCGCATTCTCTTTTTCGACGCGCATCACCCGTTCGTGCCAGCGCTGTATGCTGCCATGCATCTCGTTATTCTCAAGAATCAGCGAGTCTACTTTATCTAGCAGCCCAGTAAGCCACTCGCGAGCTCCAACGATGAGAGCGGCATCCTCTTCGCTTATATCGATCGTAATGCGGTCGTCATTCTCATCATAGACGTTGAGCTCTCCAAATTTTCCGTAATTGGCTGTCCATTTGCCCTGGGAAGCAGCGGCCACGACCTTTCGAATTTTCTGCCTTTCTGCTTCGTTGAGTTCAATCATTGCCGATCCCCCATTCGCTTTTTGCTCATCGCTTTAAATGCACGCTTATGAAACTCCTTTGCGTGAGCCTCAGTGATCGTTGTACGCATGAAATCATAGGAACACTGCGCAGTCATAACCAGTTGCTCCTTCTTAACGCTTGGCGGCACATGAAACAAAATGAACTGTGCAGCATCGTGAACCTCATCTGGCCTGCCATCTTCGTATTGAATAGTAATCTTTGCCATGATGTATCTCCTTAAAATAAAGTAGGCTGCTCCACCGGCGCCTCTACCACATAACCTTTATCGACCCAGCTCCGCGGAACGGTAAGTCTGCGCACCAGTCGGCCCTCATGTGACTCCATGACCGTATCACCGGATTTGCGGTGAATGCCGCGTTCTGCGGACAGCCGTTCAGCCAGTTCCGTCCACATCCAATAGGTGACTGTCGATTTGTTCATTGCCGTTCCTTTTCATCCGTCTGAATCGGATACCCTTCCGAATCAACCTGCAATTTATAAATGATTCCGCCAAGTCCAATTCTACTGTTGTTCAATTTTTCAATTTCACTCGGAAGCAGCGGCCTGCAATCACTTTTCTGGTACTTCACTTCCATGAAGCCGAAACCTTCAACAAAGTTTCCGATGAAGTGGTCTTCGGTTTCCGACTTTACAATAATAAGCTCATCTTCTTCCCGGCGGATATCTCCGAGTTTGTGAATCGCCGGGCTTCCGCCCTTAACAATCATATAACGAGATCCGGTCATTACCGTTCACCCTTTCAATTTTACTAGCGTACATATTCCGCTCACGCTGACGCCGTTCAAACTGCGTCATGCAAGCAAATTCAATCTGTTCCCAATCGCCCATATCTTTGTCTTTGACGTCAATAACGATATAATACGGGATTACCAGAAACTCTTTGCCGCACTCGCTACAGTGTGGACGATCATACGCATAACACCCGTACACTTCGTCGGTCGGTATGTCCTTAATATCAAAATCAGCATTCTCAAATACCACGAAACCTTTGCATTCAGGTTGATTACACTTGTGCGCTTCTATTGCCACGCTAATTCCTCCTCATTACTTTGCTGGACACCATTTCTTTGACGTCTTCAGCGTTAGGGGGCTGGGATAAGTCATATCACCGAAGCCAACGAAATTATAGATCGGGCGGCCCCTATCGTCCGTCAGGTCTTTTGTTTCCGGGTGAACGCAATAATATTTTTTACGTCCCAGGCGGTTCCGTTGCGATTGCATTCTGCCTTGTTCCTTGCAGAAATTGCAATATTTACACTGCCGTTTCATGTTCTCCCCCTATTCATTGAGCTTCTAACCTGTCAATATGGTGGGATCTCAACCAAGCTAACAGTTCATTAAAACAAAATGATCATTAGAATACCGAGGATCGCACACCCAGCCTCGCCTCTGCATTCACTCCACTAAAGTTCAGCGCCAGCTTATCCCCTTATGCCATCCTGGACGAGAAAGGATGCTTTTTACTTTTAGCAGCATCTCCTTATCAAACCAGCCAAAATGGCATTCATTGTGAGGGATGCCCAGCACATTCGCCAGGCGCCCGTAAGCTTGAACTCGCTTTAGGTTTTTGTTTCCCTGCCACACTGGATCAAACAAAGCGTGGCATTCCTTTTTCAACTTTCGCATCTCACGGTTAGCGAGCCGGCCAAGTGGAGTGTTGGTGCCGGTATGAACGCCGACATAAGCGTCACACCTGGTGCATTTGTAACAGCGGCCGTTTCCATACACCTTGCCGTAAATGACCGCATTGCTTGTATAAACGACGACGCTGCCACAGTATGGGCAGCTCGTCGGAACAGGATAGTTGTCAACCTTCTTCATTTTCTCTTTCTCCCCCGCGTCCTCTCACTGATTTTCCCTATGAGGTCCGCCATAATAATGCCTGTTCGCGTCAGATCAGCATCCTTTTTGATTAGCCCTCTTCTATTCATAATTGCTAATTGTCCGCGAGTAAGCAGTATCAAGTTGTCAGGTTCAAAATTTCTCTTGTTGCCATCACCGAATATAACTGCATGGCCCTCTGGGACGGAACGTTCGTTTTGCTGCTCCCAAACAATCAAGTGCTTCCCACGCCATTTATTCGGATCGGCTATTTTGATATCAACATATTCATCACTGTTTACCCTCTCCGAACCTACTGGCACGTAATTGTGAGGTTTGTGACCCTTCCGATATTGAGTAACTTCCCCGCCATTAGATAGCCCTTTTGTGTCTTTATTAAATGGCACATGCCCTGTTTCAAAACGACCGGTTAACCCACTGCTAATCCTGTTGTTAGCCTTAAAGCCTTTCATTTGCTCTTTTGATAGATTCGTATTGAAATTCTTGTTAAATAAGCTGGCCAATTCTGCATTTCCCTTACCCAGGGCATTGTTTTTGATGAATTCCCGTTGTTCCATCGTGTAACGGTGAATCATCTGCTACCCCTCCAGCATTTTGGGAATTGTGGTGTTAGCGTTCATCCGATCATCAACTAGCTTTCTAGCTTCCAAAACGAGAGAGCCGTTTGCAATGATCTGAGAGGCCACACTTGTAACAGCCCTAGCTCGGCTGATTTCCTCGTTCAATTTTTCCCCGGTCAGCTCTTCATCTGCTAACCGCTCCAGTTGAGCAAACAAATGGTTATTCAAGTCTCCTAGGGTGTTTCTCAATTTAAACAGCCTCCTGCTGCGCTGTGACGTTATCGATGTGCCGGCTGTTGTAGTAGCCGAAGAAGTCATGAACGAATTCAGCAACGCTTTGGCCAGGATGCAACTCAGCCAGATCAGCGGTTACGAAGTTAACTACCCGCTGCAGCAGATCAAACAACTCCTGCATGACTCGCTCGCGATCGATGTCCGCGGCTTCGACATCCGAGCTCAAAGCTCCCACCGCATCATAAATGCGAGCTCTCTCCACATTGGCGATGGCCACCGACAAAATCGGCATACATAGCGTGATAATGTCGTTCTCTTGAATAGCAGCTTGCTCGGCAGCCTGCTCGAGGGTAGCGAGAAGAATCTGCTGTTCTTCGTCCATTTTCTTAAGCTTTCGCCCAGCCTCAGCAGCCTTATCCGAAGCACTTTCAAGTGCGGTTTTCATTTTTGCGTTCTCGGCCGTCTCGTACTCCATGGCGCGAGCTGCCGTATCCACCTGCTCGATCAGCTCCGCCTTTTGCTGCTGAAGAATAGCAATTTCAGCTTGCGCATCCGTCAATTGAGTTGCGAAGCGCAAATTCTCCGCCTCCAGCTCGTCATTATTGTCAATTTCCTTCTGCAACTGGTTCTGCAGCGTGAGGATTTCGACATCCTTCTCTGCAGCTCGCTCCTGGATGCGATTAAGAGCTTCGGATTCTGCCTCTTGCTCCCTCGCTGCGTTAATGGCGATCAAACCTTGCGGCTCAGCTGAAGCGGCTGCGTTTGGAACAAGCATTTCCAAGGCCCGCTGCTCCGCATCGCCCTCCCGGATACCCCATTCCGACAAGATAGAGTTGAAATTCCGTTTGCTCATCGGGGCAAGGGTATTAAAAATCTGCGTCCTTCCCTCACCCGCGGCACGCCGGCGCAAATACTCATCTTTGGTTAATCCAGTCTTTGTTTCTGCCATTTTCTTAATCCCCCATTCTTTAAGTTGCTTAGCGAACTCTTGGCGATCGTTATTGAAATGCTTCAGCATGATGTCTGCGGCACTCTGGCCGCTCTCAACTGCCTGCAGATACTGCTCTTGCGTCATGCTCCGTTTCCATCGTTTAATCTGCGGACCATCGACCTTTGTGCGCAATCGCGCATTATGGTCAGCCTGCTGCTCCGGTGTCATAAACCACGATTTGACTGCTGAATAGCCGTTTTCTTTGCCCAAGGTTAACCCTCCTTGATCGGTGCCGGCTTAAAAACTTCCGCCCCCGTTGCATCCGTATCCACCGTTTCCATACCGTCCCACAACTCGCGGATCTCCGTAGCTTTAGCTTCAACCGCCTGCTTTTGGCGTGGTGTAAGCTCGATGTCCATTGCCTCACTGTAATGCCGCTGAGCAGCTGCGTAAGCCCTGGTGTGCAGTACATTCATCGCTTCCCAAAATTTATCGTTACTCAGCGATTTGAGCTGTTGGAACTGCCGGCGTTTGTCGTCATATTTCCCCATAGTCCCCTCCATGGAAGCCTGCTGCCCTAATGAGCAGCAGGCCGTGTATTAGGCAGCTCCGTTTTCTAGCTGCTGCTGAACAAGCTTTTTGTATTTACCCCATGCGGTTGAAAGCTGGCTGGACTGAATACCCAGACTGGCGGCAATCTTTAGCCATGTTTCACCGTTTTTCCGACGAGCCAACAACGTCGGGAAATCGAATAGAATATCTGGGAACGATGGCTTGGCTTTTAAGATATACTGGTCTAAGTCGTCCCCCGTGATAGGTAAAGTCCCCTTGGGAGTGCTTGCTCCTGAATCGGAAGAAGGAGTTTCCGTTTCCTTTCCAGCACCCTCGGCATTGGAAGAAGGCTGATCGGGCTGTTGGCCTTTTCCTTGTTCCTGCACCGTCACCGGCTGCTCACCTTTCCCGTCCGATTCGGAAGCTCCATCTTGTTGCTCGGAAGAAGGTTCTTCCTGGCTCTCATCCTGCTGTTCTTCGTCAAGATCGTCTTCTGGATCATCGCCTAAACGTGACTGCCTCCATTCGTCCCACTTAGCAGCGAGCGGTGCCACATGCTGACGGTATCCATCAATAATCTCAATGAGTCTGCCGCTGCTTAGTCCTGCGTCTGAAGCAATGCGGAGGTAAGTCTCGCTGGCATTAAAACGCTCAATCCACTCTTTAACTGGATACCAGCGATTCCCTTCGTATTCTGGTGCTAATCCAGAAAGGATAAATGCGTCCACAACCTCGCGGCCGATCTCCGTGGGAACGTCTTTGAGCTTTTCTTTTGGATCCGTCACACCGAGATCCAATTTCATTTGTTCTCCCTCTGGCTTAATCTCACTAACGATGCCTGACTCATCGACCTTATATGACCTAATAGGCTTCTCGGTTCGGGCATTAATTTGGACGTTATAGGTCACAACGGTCGACTCCATCGACAAGCGCACCTTTTGATCGATCATTTCCGACAACGTTTCTATGCTGCCGCGAAGATCGCTAAGCGCCGTCGTCAAAATAACTTCAACCACGCCGCCTGGTTTAAGGTTTACTTTCGTAACCTTCGGCTGAAATTCTGCGTATCCCATTACGTTCACACTCCGTTTTTATTTTTTTTATGAAATGCCCAGCAAAGCGCCAAGGCATCTGATGGGTCAAATAGCCTTTCCTTTACGTCCCCGATTTTGTATTTCCCTCTCGAATCGTTGACTTTATACAGAACAGGTACGGCAAGCTTGTCATAATCAATATCAAAGAGCATTTGCATTTCTACTGCCACCGTCTCCTTATCCGCGTTGCCCTTACCAGTCTGCATCTTAAGCTCGGTAGGCCGTATGCCCTCGATTCGGACACCTTGATGCAGCGCAGCCAACGTGACCATTGAATAAGCTCCGACCAGTGCCAAGACAGAATTGGCATTTTTGAAATGGACAGGCCTTTCCAGCACAACTACTGACGGCTTTTCCTGCCCTATTAATGCAAAGGAATCCTGATATATTTCATTTAAAACTTTCGGCATCGCTGCGGCGCTATAATCAAATAACCCTAGGGCCAGAGGCTTGCCGTCTCGCATCGTAGCCCATCCTGCATAGTTTGTTCCGTGATCAATCCCTAGCAGCTTCACGCGCTCCGCCCCTTCCTGTTGTACATATCCGGTACCCGCTTGCCATTCGGAGGAGGATCAGGAGTTTCCGGGCTGGTGCTGTAGGTATGCTCTAAACTAACAAATTTGTTGTAATTCTTCAGGAACAGCAGCTCCACCGTGCCAACCGGACCATTACGCTGCTTGGCAATAATGATCTCGATAATATTTTTCTTTTCTGATTCCTTGTCGTAATAATCATCACGGTAAAGGAACGCTACGATGTCCGCATCCTGCTCGATCGCTCCGGATTCCCGCAGGTCGGACATCATCGGACGCTTGTCCTGTCGCTGTTCAACGCCACGGCTGAGCTGGGAGAGCGCAATCACCGGAACCTCAAGTTCACGAGCAATCTGCTTCAAAGTGCGGCTGATCTGCGAAACTTCTTCCTGTCGGTTACTCCCGCCGCGTCCTCTGCCCTGGATAAGCTGCAGATAATCAATCAAAATCATTCCCAAGCCCCGCTCCTTCTTGAGACGGCGACATTTGGCGCGAATTTCACTTACCGTTATACCTGGCGTATCATCGATGAAAATATCGGCCGTGGCCAAACTGCTCATGGCCTCGGTCATTTTATTCCAATCGTCCTCTTCAAAATACCCTGTCCGCATTCGGCTCGCATCGATGTTACCCTCCGCACAAACCATGCGTTGAACGAGTTGCTTTCTCGACATCTCTAAACTGAAAATGGCGACTGTCTCTTTCCCCCGAATACCAACGTTTTGCGCAATGTTTAAAGCGAGAGCTGTCTTCCCAACGGAAGGGCGTGCCGCAATGATAATTAAATCGTTTTGCTGGAATCCAGATGTCATACGGTCCAGATCGATGTAGCCTGACTCGATACCGGTGATTCCTCGATTTACTGCCCGAACCGTGTACCGATGTTCCGCATCCTCCCATACTTCCAGCAGAACGTCCCTTAATCCGACAAATTCCTTTGCTGGAGTAGCCCGGTCCGTAATTTTGGCCATGGACGTCTCCGCCATTGCGACGAAGCCATTAATGTCCTGATCATGAGCAGCTGCTCGAAGTAATTCCAGCGATGTATCAATTGCTTGCCGCTTTAGAAACATTTCCAGAACACGTTCAGCATAAAATCCCGCATTGGCTGCTGTTGGTACTGAACTAGACAACCTAGCAAGATAGCTAACGCCGCCTATCTGGTCAATTTCCTCCGTATCCTGCAGCTGCGCGGTCAAAGTGACCAAGTCAATCGGTTTATCATCGGCGTTCAAGCGGCGCATTGCCCGAAATATACGAGCGTGAGCCTTGTCATGAAATTCACCGCCGTGTAACGTGCCTACAATCGTTTCATATGCCTCTGCTTCTAGTAGCGCAGCGCCTAGCACGGCCTGCTCGGCTGAGAGATCACACGGAAGCTCAATACCTAATAGCTCGTAGTAATTAATCTCCAACCGGGTCCCTCCTCAGCAGTTGCCGACCAGCTTCCCAAAATCCTGCCGGTGGAGGGCTGCTTGCTGCTTCCCACTCTTGGAGCTGAGCCTCGAAAGCTGCGGCCTGCTCTTTACCGCGCTGGCTGTCGAGTTGATCGCCCAGCTTGCCGCGAATATCCGCGATTGCCGGCGGCCACTTGTTGGTTTTAATGTGCTGCTCCACATTTTGCTTGGCAGCTTCGAAAGGAAAATCGTGAAGATATTTAAAATGGCGATCTACTTCCGCATCGCTGGAATCAAAAGTAGGATACTCCGCAGCAATTTCCGCGAATAAATCCAACACATCAGCTCTGTCCACGCTCTCTCTCCTCCCTTGCTCGTCTTCGCAAATCCTCAGCAGCGGTCTGCTTCTTGCCCGGCTGAGGTTGCTTTTTCACAACCGGCTGCTGATCTTCGGCAGAAGCAGGCTGAACATCAACCGCTTGGGAATTACGCCAGGCATCCTCAATGCCGCTAACGTAGTACAGGAAACTGCTAGGATTCTTGAAATCGTCACCTTCGCGTTTGCGCTTTTCCTCGAGGAGGAGCGTCATAGTTTGGATGGTAAAAGGGAACGGCATCCCTCCGGCGACCATCTTACCCATGGCTAAGCGCTCGTTTGGTCTGACGTGTAAATCAAGCCTCCTGTGTAATTTGCAATAAGCATCCAAAATAGCAATCATCCCGGCATCGATGTCGGCTTTGCTAATAGGTTTTAAAATAGTAGTAGTAATAGTAATATCTTTTAGATCGGACATTTTTGTCTGATCACTCGACATTTCGGGGCTGTGATCGGACAATAATGTCTTATCACTCGCCCCCTGATCGGACATTTTTGTCTTGTCAGAATCTATGTGATCGGACACAAATGTCTGATCACTTTCTAGTGATCGGACATTTGTGTCCTGGGTCATTATGGTATATTTTTTGGAATTTCTGACCGAAAGAATCAATCCTCTCGGTGCTCTTGTCACCCTGATATATTGATGCTCCTCCAGCGTGCTGAGCCATCTGCTTACAGTCTTCACGCTAACCCCAAACTTGTCGGCTAGTTCCGCCAGTTGGAGTGGCTTGTTCCCGAGGACGACGCCCCACACAGTTCCTTCCTTTTCCTTTTCCGTAGTTGTGGAGCTGACGCACCACAGGAATAGCCATATCGCGCTGCTTATTTTGTTGTAGTGTTCAGGCTCCAAAAGTCCGGAGTACATCGGAAAAGGGTAACTGCCTGGCATGCAATCATCCCCTAAAGTTGAATAATTCTTTTCGCACTTGCGAAACGGTGTACCAAGTGCAGCTCATTCGGTAGATGCTTGGTCACTAGCCAGTTCTCTACCGTCAATCCTGCTGCTGCGATAGCCGCCTGCTGGCGCCGCGTCGGACGCTTGCCGTTTTTCATGAGCTTCTCCGTCCTGTCACAATGGTTAGCTCCCCAGGCACATTAGCAATCTTGAGCCCAGTTTGAATACCGGCAGCGACTGCTTCCATAATCGTAGTGGTGAAGGGAATAATGCTTTCCTTCTCTACCGAACTTGGTATGAACGAACCAATAGTAAACACTGTCGCGCTTAGAAAACGCTGCAGTTGCTCCTCGCCGCCCTCTGCTGCCTGTAGGAACTCCGTGTGAAGGTACTTTACAATTCGATCTGTCGCTTCATCTAACTCTGTTTTAC